TTAAGGGTAGATTTTATAAAGCAGCACGGCACTAAAGAATGGCAAAAGGTCTTAGATATTAAGACCGAGATTGAGCGGCTAGAGCAGGAAGACAAAAAGTACTTTGACAAAGAATTGACAAAGGTTAAATGGGTGCAGTTCTGGTGCTTTATGGCAGCAGGCTGGATTGCTTATTACATAGTATGGGGCACTAAACAATGATTACTTTATTCACCACCCTTATATCGTTTCTATCAGGCGGTTTGCCTAGTCTACTAGGATTTTTTCAAGATAAGTCCGACAAGAAACATGAGATGGAAATGGCTCGTTTGCAGACCGAACGGGAACTACAGATGATGGAGAAAGGCTTTCAAGCCCAAGCCCATGTAGAAGAAATTAAGACCCAACAGATTGAGATGCAGACCCAAGCCCAAGAAAGGGCGTCTTTGTATGCCCACGACATCGAGATTGGCAAAGGTGCGTCTCAGTGGGTTACAAATTCACGGGCGATGGTAAGGCCAGCCATTACCTACGGTATGTTCATCATGTTTATGTTTGTAGAACTGTTTGGGTTCTGGTTTGCATTTCATCGGGAAGTGCCATTTGATGTAGCCCTAAACCTATTATGGGACGACGAGACACAGATTATCTGGGCAAGTATTGTTTCTTTCTGGTTTGGAACACAGGCATTTAAGAAGTGAACGAGTTTATTGCCTTATTTAATGCTTATCCTTTTGGTGTTTGCCTTGGATTGGCAGCTTTTATTAACTACACTTTTTTACTAATTGTCCATGCGTGTGAGTGATAAAGCCATCAAAATGATTAAACACCATGAAGGTGTTCGTCAGCGTCCTTATCGCTGTCCCGCTAAATTGTGGACGATCGGTGTTGGGCATGTACTCTACCCACGGCAGGGCGCTTTAAAGATAGACGAGCGAGATGCTTACCCACTGGAAGAACGAGATAATCGTACCTTTTCGATGGAGGAAGTAGATGGAATTCTTAGAGACGACCTTAATCGTTTTGAGCGGGGTGTTGAACGCTTCTGTCCCGTTAAGCTCACTCAAGGTCAATTCGATGCTCTTGTATCTTTTAGCTTTAATGTTGGTTTGGGAACACTACAGCGCAGCACCCTCCGTCAGAAGGTTATTCGGGGCGAAATGCAAGAGGCGGCAGAAGAGTTCTTGAAATATACGCTGGCTGGGGGTAAAGTACTGAAAGGCTTGGTAACTCGTAGAAACGACGAGAGAGCCTTGTTTTTAAGCTAAAATAGTTTTTTACATAAGGAGAAGTACATGGCTTACACATTTGACGAAGTACAACAGAAGTTAAACGCTGAAATCGTTGCTGGTAATTTAATTTGCGGCATATTAGATAAGCGAGTTTTTGTTGGTAAAACAAACGAAGATGGTATGTTTGAAATTACCCCTGAGGGTAAAGAAATGCTTGAAGCATTAAACAAAGAAAAACCTGCTAAAAAGGCTAAAGAAAAAGCCGAAGAAGCAGATAAGTAATTTAAAAAGGTAGGGCTATGCCATTTATTAAGGTCGAAGACTTCTCAGGAATTGTTCCTAGGACAGGCCCTACCCAGCTTGAGGCTAATCAAGCTCAGCTAGCAAACAATGTAAAACTACAGTCTAGAGAACTTCGGTCTTGGGCAAAACCTTTATTTGCTTATGAATTAAGCATACCAAATAACAAGACCATATATCGTATAGACAGCCCTAGTGGTACAAAATACTGGCTTGAATGGGCTACCGATGTTGATGTAGTCCCTGGTCCTGTAGCTGATGTTAATGAGTTTCGTTATTACTATACTGGTGACGGAGCTCCAAAAAAGACTAATTATGCACTAGCCACAACAAGCGGAACTGGCGCTCAGCCTTATCCTGACGCCTGGTTATATATGGGTGTTCCTGCTCCAGCAGCAGCCCCAACGTTAGTAGCTTCTAGTACTACTGCCCCTACAGAAACAAGAGCGTACGTTTATACGTACGTAAGTACATTTGGTACAGTTAAAGAAGAATCCGCTCCAAGTCCGGCTGCTACAGTCTCAGTCAGTACCGCACCTGGTACAACAGTTACAGTTTCTGCATTTTCAGCAGCTCCCACGACAGGATATAACATCACACATCGTCGTATTTACAGAACTATTACTGGTGCAACTAACGTTATTTATAGCTTTGTAGCTGAAATTCCAATTGCTACGACTAGTTATGTAGATAGCTTAACCGTGGCTCAACTAGGTGCTGAACTGCCTTCTTTATATTGGACAACCCCGCCTACAGGTATGAAGGGTTTAGTGGCTATGCCTAACGGCATTTTAGCTGCTTTTGAAGGAAATCAAGTTTTCTTTTCTGAACCTTATTACCCTCACGCTTGGCCTGATATTTATGCTTTGACAGTTGATTATCCTATTGTTGGGCTTGGGGTTTATGAAAATACATTAGTTGTTCTAACTACAAGATTCCCATACCTTATTTCGGGTGTGTCGCCTGCATCAATGACACAACAAAAGCTTCCAATCCCGCAGCCATGTGTATCTAAAAAATCTATTGCTTCGGATCAATATGGAGTCCTTTATGCATCTCCTAACGGTTTGGTTTCTTTAGGATCTGGTACTCAAGATGTCGTAACTGTACCTCTTTATACTCGAGACGAGTGGCAAGCCCTCCAACCAGAAACGATTGTTGGGACAATTTATAACAATATGTACATGGGGTTTTATTCCCCTGACTTTATTTCCCGCACTGGTTTTGTTTTGTCTAGAGGGGATATACCCCCATTAGTAAATTTAGATTTTCCAGCTCGTTCTTTGTTTGTAGATAGAAGTACTTCTGATATTTATGCTATTAGCGATGTTGATAATCGTGTGTATCAGTTAGATGCTTCTACTATTAATTTTACTACTTTTGAGTGGTTGTCTAAGAAGTTTGTAATGCCTAACCCAATAAACTTTGGGGCTATGAAGGTTCAAGCTGACTTTGGGTTTATGGATGATTTAGATGCTTATAATGCTTATGTAGCTTATGTTGAGTCTCTTAACATAGCTTTGTTTACTAGTACTGGGGGTAATGTTGAAGGCCAGTTAAACACCGGCTACATCAATCAATTTGAGTTTAATGGCAGTTTGTTATTAGACGTTCCAACTTTAGGGACAACGCGATATATAAATGTAATCTTATACGCTGACGGGGTTCAGGTATTTCAAAAAGATGTTTTAACTCAAGAGCCATTTAGACTGCCATCGTTGCAAAAAGGATATGTATATGAAATTCGTGTTTCAGGAAATACCCCTACCCGCATGGTTGCACTAGCCAGCTCAATTGGTGAGCTTAGACAGGTTGCTCCGTAATGGCTTTTAGAAAACCAGGTATTCCTGCAATTAACACACCTGATAGAACTTTAAATCAGGCGATTGCGGCTATCAAAGAAAACGTAGAAACAATCACAGGCGCTCGGCTTGGTATTGGAGAAATAGTAACTCTAGACACAACGGCGTCTTTAAGTGATGTAATTAGTAAGGTTAATGAGATAATTGTTAGATTGAACGCATCCGGACAGTGATTTACAATAGGATGTATATGTGGTATATAGGTAAGTAAACCTAATGAAAACAGCTATTTATGGCCAAGAAGACAGGATAATTCCTTGGGTCGGTTCTAGAATCGATGAAGACCAATTTGGTGATGCTGTAGCAATTGGGTTAGAAGAAGATGGTGAGTTAATTGCTGGTGTGGTGTTTAATTTGTACACAGGGCCGTCAATTATGATGCATGTAGCAGCGGTACCAGGTAGGCGATGGATGACTAGAGATTACCTATATCGTTGTTTTGCTTACCCTTTTTTGCAGGTAAAATGTAACAGAATTACAGGGCTTGTTAGAGAAGATAATTTAGACGCACAACGTTTTGATGAGCATCTTGGATTTAAACGAGAGGGCTTAATTAGACGGGGTGCAAATGATGGTAGTAACTTAATTTTGTATGGCATGCTAAAAGAAGAATGCCGCTGGCTGGAGATTAAACGATGAGATATGACTTAGACTCGATGCTACCCGACCGGGCGTTTCAACCTAGAGGTAAAGGGCCTTTTGCCCGTGGTATGACGCTTGAAGGTGGTAAAGGGGCGGCGGCGGCTCGGCTCCTGCCCCTGATCCTAATATTGGTCTTGCTCAGCAAGAAATGGCTAAAATTTCTAGAGAATATCTTGAGTCTTGGAAAACTGAAGTTTGGCCAAAAATGAAAGAACAGGCTGAAAAACAAGAAGTTCGTGCAGACGAGCAGTTTGCTTTAGATAAAGAGCTTCAACAAATGCAGATTAGCTCCGCTAAAAAGACTATGGCTGAGTTTGAGAAGTATGGCACTCCGATGCGAGCTAGTATTTATAAAGCCGCCGAAGAATATGACACAGCAGCAAACCGTGAGCGTATAGCCTCCGAAGCCCTTGGCGATGTTAAATCTGCGTTTGGTATTAAAGCTGCCGATGAGCGCCGTCGTATGCAGAGTTATGGTATAGACCCAACGTCTGGTCGTGCTGCAGCTACAGAAAACATTAATTCTATTATGGAAGCTGCGGTTGGTTCTGCGGCTGCTAATCGTGCCCGTACTGCTGCTGAGCAGTTAGGTTGGGCTAAAAAGATGGATGCAATTGCTTTAACTCAAGGCCAGTTTGGTAATCAAGCAACTTCTACAGGTCTTGCTCTTAGCGCAGGTAATCAGGCATTAAACGCAGGACAAACCACAATGGCTAACTATGGCGCTATGGGTAATTCTATGAGCCAAGCTAATCAGGGTGCACTCCAGGGTTGGAACAATGTTGGTACTCTTGGCGTTCAGAAATACAACGCTGACGTTAATGCATACGAGGCAAGACAAAAAGCTGCTGCTACAAGCTCCGCAGGATTTGGTTCTATGGTTGGTAGCTTGGCTGCAACTGGAGCAAAACTATATCTTGGTGGTTCTGACATCCGTACTAAAGAAAATATTGAAGTGGTTGGCCAGCTGCCTAACGGTCTCTTGGTTTATGAGTATGAATACAAACCTGAATTTAAGAACCGTAAGTATTTTGGCCATGGTAGATTCCGTGGTGTTATGGCTCATGAGGTTGAGCATATTCCTGGTGCTGTCTTCACAACTGAAGATGGTTATAAAGTAGTTGATTACTCTAAGGTGAACTAATATGAATTGGGGCGCATTTGGCGGGGCACTTGCTAGTTCTGCATTAAATACATATGAGCGTCTTGGGGAAGAAGAACTCCGGGATATGCAGCGTAAGCAGCTTAAAAAAGATATTGCTGAAAAAGAAGCTCTTGATGCTGCATGGCGTGAATCACAAGCTAGAGTAGGACAATCTGATGATTACACTCAGGCCCTTAAGACGGGTAGCAACATTGGTACTGAGCAAGCTCAGATGCTTTCTAATCAAGGTGCTTTATCTGGAAACACTGCGGAAGATCAGGCTTTTGAAAGAGACGCCGCAGCATCTGCGGTCGGTGCAATGCGTCAAAATGCCCAATACATGGCATCAGGCAAAGATAAAGAAACTCGCAGATATGACATTGAGGCACCTGCTGAAGGAGAAAGACGACCCCAAGCCGCCCTCCCTGCGATGAGCCCTACTGAGTATACAAAAGCTAGAGGCATGGAAGACTATGTAAAAGCCGCTGGTCAGATTAGCCGTAAAGGTACATTAGAAGCTATTCAGCTAAAACAAGTTGTCCGCCAATCTGAAAATGAAGACAAGTTTTTTAGAAGCCAAGAAAAATTAAACGATGACCTAGCTGCTATTCAAGGTGCTGGTGAGTCATTTGGACTAAAAGGTGTCTATGATGTTGCTTCTAAAAATGGCCTAAAAAACCTAAAGTTTGTAGAAGGTAAGAACGGTATTGGTAGCCGTATTCAAGTTCTCGGTCCTAAAGGCGATGTTTTAGAAACCATAAGCGATGTAAACAGCGCTGTGGGTAGGTTGTCTGAAGCAGCCATGAATCGTTTTATGACCCAATCTGTAAGTCTTTTAGGTTCGCCAGATAAAGTTATTGCTTATATGCAAGGTGAGCGTCAGATAGGACTCAAAGAGCGTGAACTTGGGATTAAAGAACGTGAAGCAGGCGATAAAGGTGCTTATTACCAAGCCTATGGCGATTATTTACGCAGTGGCGGCCGTGGAGCTAAAGACAGTGCCAAAGCTCGTGCTGAAGAATATGCTGATTTGCTTATTGAGTCCGGTGATATTAACCCTAAGACAAATAACTGACCACCCGATGTAACTGAACCGTCAGGATTAACAGTTGGTCCTTTGGTATCAGGA